GAGGAGCCGACGACGACGCCGTCATCGCGGTGACGCAGCGCCAGCGTCCTGCGGGCATACCGCGCCAGATCATCGGCAAGCTTGTCAAGTCTCGCCAGGGTTTTGTAGGCCTTTAACTCGCGAGCGAGGCTTCGGTATTCCTCAACCTCGACCTGTAGCTCGGCGAGTACTTGCAGATGGTCGGTCATTGGCACACCAGCTCGCGAACAATAACGGGAAAGTTGCGCGCGGCATTGCTTCGCGCAGATGTAAGTGTCGACATCACGCGACGTCGACTACGCCTTGGTCCGCCGCGTGGACGGAGAGTGAAGGCGAGAATTCAGCCGCCCATCACCACGGGGGACTTGGACATACACGACATATGGGTCGCCCGCCTCAGCTCGTAGGGCGCAATAGCGAAGCGTATTGCGCCAATTGGCCACGTCGGCGGATTAGGCCGCGATAATCCGCCCTGCGCGCTTGTCAGATGCCCGCATAGCTTATTTGCCGGAATTCCGGGGGTAGATATTCGCGCTTCAGATGATCAATGATCCGGTCGGGAAAGATCAGAATGCCCATCAGCGGCCAGGATTCTCCGGCGCCTCGTGCATCAACGCGAACCGCGATATGCCAGCCGGGAAAATCGGCCAGTAGCCGTTTTAACCGCTCGACAACAGCCGGCTGGAACAACTGCAAATTCTGTACTTCGACCCGAATAAAGTCCAAGCCCCAATCGTCGTCGACGATCCAGTAGTCCGCCCGACCGCGATAATCCTTCCTTCCGAAGGCATCGAGAACCTCGGTCGCTTTGTCATGCAGGTTCTGCCAGATTCGCTCATGCGTACGAATTACATCGAGGTTTTCTCTTTCACTCATCAGCGTCATTCCCTACCGCCGCGAAACCGAAACATCCGCCGCAAGATTCTTACCATCCGGTTATAATCCCGAATGCGCGGATCGTCCGACTCTCTGATCTCCTTCAGCGCGTAGGGCACAATAAGCGAAGCGCATTGCGCCATTTGTCCTCCGCTCTTTCGCGCAAGGCGGCGCAATGCGCGTCGCTGACGCGCCGCTTATTGCGCCCTACGCGCTTCCAGGATCATGCGGCGGACGATTTCGAAAAACACCCGGTGCCCGCCTCGGCTGAAGTTGTAGGTCGGCGATTGTGCGTTCCAAGCGTATTCGAGATCCGCGTCGGGATGGCCGCCGTCCAGCAGCTCATTGAGGAACGCCAGCAGCCCGCGGCGTTCGGCAGCATCCGAATCTTCCAGTCCCGCCGCCGCGAGGCTTTCGAGCGAGCCGGTATCACGGTCAAGATCGGGATGCAGGCCCCCAACGAATTGTACGAATTCCTCCGGAATCTTCATGGGCAGGCTCCTCGGCAAGCGTGAAAATCAGTTTACCGGAAATGCTGTCACTACCGTATAGCCGCGCGGCGAACGGCCGTCACGTTTGATGATGACGCGAACGCCGTAGGTGTCGCGGATATAAGGATCGGAGTCGCCATTCGGCCTGAACGCTTCTTTCCCAGTGACGCCGTCGAACATTTGCTCAAGCTTTTCCCGCCTTGCCTTGCCTTCCGCGACGTTGTCAACCTTGCCGCTCTCCAGTCTAAGCACCCGATTGACAAGCTCGTTTGCCTGCTCAAGCGAGGCGAACGAACCTTCGGCCTCGCGGAAGTTCGTTATCTCCAGATTACCCGACTGGCTGCGCAGATAGTCGGCGTTTAGCACATCGATGAGCTCGCGATCCGTCTTGCCGACGTGCTTCCTTTTCCCGTGACCGCCCCGCGCGTCTTCTTCCTCCAAATTGACAGAATAACGCTGTCCGGTCTCGTCGGCTGCTGCAACTTTCAGGAGGCCACCGGAAGAGTTCGCGGAATCCGTGCCTGTCCTGCCCGACCCAATGTTGAACAACCCCTCGGTCTCGCTCGACCCCGCGCCGATATCGACATTACCCATCGGTTGCGCGATGCCCGGCGATGGCGATTGACCGCCGCCGCCGATGCGGGTCCATTGCCCGCCGCCCGGATTTCGCTTCGGAATGCGTGGCTGGCTCGGGCTGTACTTTGCTTCTTCCGCCAGCCTGCGGCGCCGCCGCGCCATCTCGGCATTGACCCCCTTCATCTCTTCGTTGAGCGCCGCCAGCACGCGGCGTTCGTGCTCGATCTCGGCCGCAAGTTCAGCGTCCTCCGCGGCGCGCGCTCGTTGCCTGGCTGCCTCCTTCTGCGCGCGCTCGCGCGCCAGCGCGGGAATGACGTCGGCCGGATCCACGCCCGGCTTCATCCAGCGCGCGATGTCGGGGCGGATCCACATACGCCAGTCGTGACGGATCCAGCGCTCGTCGATGCGCGGGGCGATGCGGGAGCGTTGCGACATCGGCAAATCTCTTCTTGTCGTTTCCACAAACAAAACCGTCATCCCCGCGTAACGGCTTCGCCGTTATCGCGAGAGGAGCCGCGCGCTGCGCGGCGTCTCGAAGGATCGGCCACACGCACCTGTGTCCGCATCCTTCGAGGCTCGCCCCGAAGAAGGGCGAGCACCTCCCGCGACAACGGCGTAGCCGTTGCGCGAGGATGACGGCGCATTGAGTTGGAGCCTCACTCCCACCGATCCCCGCCCGCAACCGGCCCATATCCCACCGCCTCGCGCTTCTCGTTCAGCGTCAGGAACGCGGCGCCAGTGACGCGGTCCCACAGCGCGGCGCGGTCGGCGGCGAGCGCGTCGATGCGGTCGGTGTCGATCGTGACGCGGACGGCCTCGCCAAATTGCGGGCTCAGCCATTGCGCGAGCGAGGCGCCCACGCGCGCGGCCAGCGGCAGCACGATCTGGCGGAAGAAGGTTCGGTTGGCCTCGGCGTAATTGGCAAAGGTGTTGTCGCCGGGAATCCCGAGCAGCATCGGCGGCACGCCGAAGGCGAGTGCGATTTCGCGCGCGGCGGTGTGCTTGGCTTCGAGGAAATCCATGTCTTTCGGCGTCAGCGACATCGCCTTTCCAGTCGAGGCCGCCTTCCAGCAGCATCGGGCGGCCGGCGTTGGCCGCGCCGGTGTAGGCCTCGTCGAGTTCGCGCTTGAGCCGGTCGAACTGGTGCGACGCCAGCACGGTGTTGTCGGCGGCAAACACCAGCGCACCGGAGGGCCGCGCGGCGTTGTCGAGCAGCGCCTTGTTCCAGCGCGCCGCCGAATTATGGGTGTCGACCGCAACCGCCGCGGCCTCGATCGGCGCCAGGCCATAATGGTCGTCGAGCGGATGGAAGAAGGTCAGACCGTAGGGCGCAATAGCGCAGCGTATTGCGCCGCGCCATGTGGGATGGCGGAATACGCTTCGCTATTCCGCCCTACGCGCTACCTCGCTTTTCGTTCAGCGTTACGCCGGCGGCATGGTCAGGGTCCGCACGAACTCCCACAGCGCGTCCATTTGTTCCTGGGTTTCGACAAGATAGAATTCCGGTTTTTCAGGATCGCCCGGTATCAATCCGCCTTCACCCGGCAGCTTCTTTAGGAATTCCGCGACCGCGCGATAGGCCTGCTCGGTGCGCCAGGTGAGGTGCGTCACAACGCCGTTGCTGTCATTATAGATCTGCATCCGAAGATCAAACTTCGGCGTCGCCCGCATCTTCAGGCGCTTGCGCCGCTTCGACTCTCTTTGCCGTTTCGACCGCTTCCGCATCGCCGGAGCACGGCATCATCGGAGGGGCCCGGACGCAACAGACGGAAAGTTGCGCCTTGCTTTTGTTCGCGCAAATGTAACCCCGCGTAGGCCGGATGAGCGCAGCGACATCCGGGGGATCCGTCCCCCATGTCGCTGCGCTCATGCGGGCTACGGGCTGGGCGCGCTTTTATCGCAAGGCCAGCCCGAACCACTGTTCTTCATCGACGTCGATCAGCCGCCGCGCCTCCGGCCCCCAGGCTTCGTTCGGGATGGCGAGCGTCAACGCGAATCCATCAACCATATCGACGGCTTGAGGCGGCACTTCGTCCCGGCGATAAGCGCCGATCATGAGGCAGGCGCCGATGTTTCGCTCGGGTTGGCCCGGCTCCCGCACGATAACCCACGGGGCCCAATCGAACGCAATCACCTTGCGAGCGTAACCCATTTGACCGATAGCGAGCGCGAATTCACGCGCCATCGTCAGCGCCGCGGGCGAAATTGTAACGGACCGCGGATTGCTGAACTTTTCGTCGAGAGCCTGGCTCATGATGTCGGCCTGTCGATTTCCACGGCCGCGACAATAAAACGACAAACGTCAAATCACCGAAACCGGCCACGAACAACGTCGGGATAGTTGTGCCCGATCGCTTGATCGCGGAAAAATCGCAATCTTGCAGCCTCGCGTCTATCGAAGCGCCAGCTTGAACAGCTGGCTCTCATCGACGTCGATCAACCGGCGCGCGCCCGGCGGCCAGGCCTCGTCCGGGATGACGAGCGTCAACGCGAATCCATCGACCATTTCGACGGCTTCAGACGGCACTTCGTCGCGGCGACAAGCGCTAATCATAAGACAGGCGCCAATGTTTCGCTCCGGTTGGCCGGGCTCCCGCACGATAAGCCACGGCGCCCAGTCGAACACCACAACCTGGCTCGCGTAACCCATTTGACCGATACCCACAGCGAACTCGCGCGCCATCGTCAGCGCCGCTGGCGAAATCGTGACCGATCGCGGATTGCTGAAGCCTCCGTCATTAGAAACCTGACTCATGGTGTCCCCCTGTCGATTTCCACGGGCATAGCAATAAATCACAAATGTCAAATCATCAAAATGGATCGCGAACGATACCGCGATAGTTCCCTATATATTCTCGTTGAAGCGACCGTCCTCCGGCACAATCATATGTGATCTTATAGTTCATGATTCCCCGTCCGTCTTTCCATGACGAAATCCCGCTAGCGATACAAACTCTGATTACGTCTCCCCCGACCTGAACGCCCTGCGCACGCGGTTCGTCCGGCTTGATGTGAAACAGATCTCCGAGTTCGCTTGAGCCAGAGACGCCGGCGCGGTCCGTCCACTGCCCGCCGCGCGGCGTGCCGGCCGGCATGCGGGGTTGGGCGGAGCTGTACTTCGCCTCCGTAAATCTTGCCCACCGGTCTCCGCCCTCGACCTGCCCATATCCCACCGCCTCGCGCTTTTCATTCAGCGTCAGGAACGGCGCATTGCTGACGCGGTCCCACAGCGCGGCGCGGTCGGCGGCGAGCGCGTCGATGCGGTCGGTGTCGATCGTGACGCGGATGCTGTCGCCGAATTGCGGGCTCAGCCATTGCGCGAGCGAGGCGCCGACGCGCGAAGCCAGCGGCAGCACGGTCTGGCGGAAGAAAGTGCGGTTGGCCTCGGCGTAATTGGCAAAGGTGTTGTCGCCGGGAATCCCGAGCAGCATCGGCGGCACGCCGAAGGCGAGCGCGATTTCGCGCGCGGCGGTGTGTTTTGCCTCGAGGAAATCCATGTCCTTCGGGCTCAGCGACATCGCCTTCCAGTCGAGGCCGCCTTCCAGCAGCATCGGGCGGCCGGCATTGGCGCTGCCGCTGTAGGTCTCGTCGAGCTCGCGCTTGAGCCGGTCGAACTGGTGCGCGGCCAGCACGGTGTTGTCGGCGGCAAACACCAGCGCGCCGGAGGGCCGCGCGGCGTTGTCGAGCAGCGCCTTGTTCCAGCGCGCCGCCGAATTGTGGGTGTCGACCGCGACCGCGGCGGCCTCGATCGGCGCGAGGCCATAATGGTCGTCGAGCGGATGAAAGAAGGTCAGATGCAGACCGTAGGGCGCAATGAGCGCAGCGCATTGCGCCGCTCTAAGCGGCCCGGCGGAATGCGCTTCGCTTATTCCGCCCCTACGCGCTCCATCGGCGCGCGTGGAGCTTCCCGTTACCCAAACTCGCGTTTCATCTGCTGCCTGAACGTGAGGTAAGCGTCGAACTGTTCGTCGTTCACCACATAGGCATCCCTTGATGGATCGCCGATCGGCCGCGCCTTGTCGCGTCGACCGCCTTCCAGCGTCTGGATATCGTCGAGAAACGACCGTTCGAGCAGGAAACGCTTTTCTCCGCGCACAGGCATCCCGATCACCACGCCTTCGTGATAGATTGTAAGGATGAGTTCGTCATTTTCGCTCATGATGTCACCTTACCGGGTAAGCGCTGTGGACACGCCAGCCTCTCGCCGAACCAGGATCCGGCCGGATGAGAACTTCGACGCCGAACGTGTTGCGTATATATGGCTCGGCGTGCGCCCTCGCCACATAGGCTTCATATCCCGTCGGAGATTTGAAGTTCTTGCTGATCAAGACGTGCGGTTCGCCATCCCGTATTGCCTGATCGACCTTAGCCTGATTGTCTGAAATCGTCGAGTTTACGAGGCGGTTTGCCGATTGAACCGACGTGAATGATCCGACGCGCGCGCCACGAAAGTCGTCGCCTCTGTCCAAGATATTTTGAGCATTTTCGCGGGCGCGGGATTTGAGATAGTCGTATGTCCTGTCAACGTGTTCGCTGATCGTATGTCCGCCGCGTTGCTGTTGCTCGAGCAGATCGATCGGCTCGCCCGCAAGCTGCACGCCATCGACGCCCGGATCGTCCGGTTTGATGTGAAACAGATCGCCGAGTTCGCTTGAACCGCTGACGTCGCCGATGCCGACATCTCCCATCGGCTGCGCGAGGCCTGCGCCCAGGCTCTGACTTTGTCCTCCACCACCGTCGCGGTTCGTCCACTGCCCACCGCGCGGACTGCCGGCCGGTACGCGCAACTGGGCGGGGCTGTATTTCGCCTCGGTCACCCGTTCCCAGCGGTCCCCACCCGCGACCGGTCCGTAGCCCACCGCCTCGCGCTTTTCATTCAGCGTCAGGAACGGCGCATTGCTGACGCGGTCCCACAGCGCGGCGCGGTCGGCGGCGAGCGCGTCGATGCGGTCGGTGTCGATCGTGACGCGGATGGCCTCGCCGAATTGCGGGCTCAGCCATTGCGCGAGCGAGGCGCCCACGCGCGCGGCCAGCGGCAGCACGGTCTGGCGGAAGAAGGTTCGGTTGGCCTCGGCGTAATTGGCAAAGGTGTTGTCGCCGGGAATGCCTAAAAGCATCGGCGGCACGCCGAAGGCGAGCGCGATTTCGCGCGCGGCGGTGTGTTTGGCTTCCAGGAAATCCATGTCCTTCGGCGTCAGCGACATCGCCTTCCAGTCGAGGCCGCCTTCCAGCAGCATCGGGCGGCCGGCATTGGCGCTGCCGCTGTAGGTCTCGTCGAGCTCGCGCTTGAGCCGGTCGAACTGGTGCGCCGCCAGCACGGTGTTGTCGGCGGCAAACACCAGCGCGCCGGAGGGCCGCGCGGCGTTGTCGAGCAGCGCCTTGTTCCAGCGCGCCGCCGAATTATGGGTGTCGACCGCGACCGCGGCGGCCTCGATCGGCGCGAGGCCATAATGGTCGTCGAGCGGATGAAAGAAGGTCAGATGCAGGATCGGCGGCACCGATGTTGCGAGCTGGTCGAAGCGGACGCTGCGGCCGCCGACGCTGTACTCATAGGCCTCGGCCCAGCCGTCGGCGCCGGGCACCACTTTCATGCGGTCGGGCCGCAGCGCGTAGAGTTCGCGCACCGTATCGCCAAGCGCCACCGCCTCGACATAGGCGTTGCCGGCGAGCAGGAGGTGCGCATAGAGCATCTCGAAGAACACCCCGCCGTCCTGGCGCGGGTTCGGCCGCGCGAGCAGCTGCGCCAGCGGATGGCCGTCGCGCTCGGCCACGCCCTCGAACACCAGAAACTGGCACGCCGCCGCATTCTCCGCGATCAGCCTTACCGAGCGATGCACGATCGCATTGCGCAGATAGCCTTCGCGCGCAAGGCCGGTGTAGTCGCGCGGCGTCCACCTGGCCCTGCCGCCATTCTCGAACGCGACCAGCCGCGCGGTGCGCGAGGATTTTGTCTCGGGCGGGGCCAGCAGTGCTTTCAGTCGATCGAACATCGCAAAGTCCTACCCTCGTCGTCCCCGCGAATCGGGGACCCATACGCCGTGTCGTCTCGATTTGAAGCATGCCGTTGCAACGCGCACGCGCGATCACAACCGCCAGGGTTATGGGTCCCCGCCTTCGCGCTAGGGCATGCACACATCTTGCAGGGATTGATTTGGGCTGCAAAAACTAGCCTGGCGACATTTTCAGCCCTCATCCTGAGGAGCCGCGCGCTTGCGCGGCGTCTCGAAGGATGGCCCCGGGCGCTTGGGGCCATCCTTCGAGACGCGGCCAA